AATTCGACGTTAATGGCATTAATGCCTGCTGAAACATCTGCGCAGATTAGTAATAGTACAAATGGTATTGAACCTCCTAGAGCTTTAGTATCATATAAACAATCGAAAGATGGTGTAATGGCGCAAGTCGTTCCAGGTATCGCTCAATTGAAAAACAAATACGATCTCCTTTGGGACCAAAAAAGTCCTGATGGTTATCTTAAAATTTGTGCTATTCTACAAAAATATATTGACCAAGGAATTAGCGTCAATACATCATATAATCCAGAACACTTTGAAGATCAAAAGGTGCCGATGTCAATAATGATAGGTGACTTAGTTACCGCCTATAAATTCGGACTTAAACAACTATACTATTTTAACACTTTCGATGGGGCAGGTGAAATGCATGATGAAGAACTAGAAGAAAACGAGCTACAACAAATAATTGATGATGAAGATTGTGAGAGCTGTGTAATATGATATTAAAGAAAAACACAAAATCGCATTTAGCCAAAAACATGTTTTTTGATGAACCAGTTGATATCGCAAGATATGACCAATTAAAATATCCACAACTTGATAAGATTACAGAGAAACAATTAGGATTCTTTTGGAGACCAGAAGAAGTTGATGTATCTAAAGATAAGAAAGATTTCGATTCACTTACTGATCATGAAAAACATATTTTTACATCAAATTTAAAAAGACAAATACTATTAGACAGCGTTCAAGGACGAGCACCAAATATGGCATTCTTACCAATAGCTTCATTACCTGAAGTTGAGAATTGGATAGAGACATGGTCATTCTTTGAAACAATTCATTCAAGATCTTATACACATATTATAAGAAATATATATCCAAATCCATCAGAAGTATTTGATGGTTTATTAGACGTAAAAGAAATCTTAGAATGCGGAAATGATATCGCTCACTATTATGATGATTTAATTACATCTAATAATGGTCCAACTAATAAAATGGACCACAAACGATCATTGTGGATGTGTCTACTAAGTGCTAATGCACTCGAAGGAATTCGCTTTTATGTTTCATTTGCATGCTCATGGGCATTTGCAGAACTTAAGAGAATGGAAGGAAACGCTAAGATTATTAAGTTTATTGCAAGAGACGAGAACACTCACCTTGCTGGAACAACAGTAATGATTAAAAAACTATTACAGGAAGATCCTGACTTTGTTAAAATCCAAAAAGAAATGGAACCAGAAGCAATTAAATTATTTGTTAAAGTAATCGAACAAGAAAAACAATGGGCACACTATCTATTTAAAGATGGATCCATGATCGGATTAAATGAAAAGCTTTTAAGTGATTACGTTGAATGGATTGGATGTAAGAGAATGCGTGCTTTAAGTATGCCATGTCCATATCATGTTGGCAAATTAAACCCACTACCATGGACAGAGAAATGGATTAGTGGAAGTAATGTACAGGTTGCTCCTCAGGAGACAGAAATCACATCGTACGTTACTGGTGGAGTTAAACAAGACGTAGATTCTACAACATTGGCTGGATTAAGTTTATAAATGGACAAAGATACAGAACAAAAGATACTACAAGTTGTCAATCTATCTCCCAGTGAGGACTGGATCGAGAAAGTAGTAGAAACACATCCAATGAAACAAGTAGCCGTTATGACATTAGTACAAGTCGTAGTCTTTGGTTCTATGTTCGTGTTCTTCGGACTCATTAACTTAGGATTAAAATTATGATAGAAATATATGGAAAACCACAATGTCCTTATTGTGATAAAGCAAAAGCTTTAGCAACAAGGGAAGAATTAGAATACGTATATAAACAACTAGACGTAGACTTTACAAGAGAAGAATTGTTCGAACAGTTCCCAGGAGCACGAACATTTCCACAGATTAAAGTTGATGGAGAGATTATTGGAGGATTTCAAGAATTTCAAAATCTAGTATTTCCATCAAGAGGTACTGCATAGTGGAATATCAATACGCATGTGCGCTATGTTATATAGAATCAGAAATATCAGTAGAACAAGATGATGATGTAATTATCCCAGAACCGGCATTTTGTCCGTTTTGTGGGCATGGTGACATAATGATAGAAACAGATGAGTTAGAAGATGTATAAATACTTATATGGAATGGATTTATCAAGGCAGAACCTGGGAAGCACCTAAAGATTTCACATCTGATGACTATTATGGATTCGTATATCAAATAACGAATCGCATGAATGGAATGAAGTATATCGGAAAGAAATTCTTTTGGAGCAAACGAACATTACCCATAACCAAAACCCGAAAAAGAAGAAAGAAAACACTAGTTGAGAGCGATTGGCGAGAATATTATGGAAGTAGTAAACGTTTGCAAGAAGATATTGATCAAATGGGAAAAGAAGCTTTCCATCGCGATATTATTGAACTCTGCGCTACTAAGGGCGAATGCGCATATTTGGAAGCTAAAATACAGTTCGACCGCGATGTATTACTTCAAGACGATTATTATAATGGCATTATTAATGTACGGATTGGCGGAAATTCTGTCAAGTTTTTAAAAGAAAAGCATGTACAATCAACGAAAAATATGGTATAATATACCCTAATATGTCGAAAAACAACATTATAAAATTTCCTTTACACAGGAGAAAACAGGCAATAGCGAATGAAGTTATGGCCGAAACTTATCTTGATGATTTGAATACCCATGAAGATTGTATTTCGCTAGCTAGATTTTGTTTATCTTTAATAGATGAAGCAACAATAGAACATTATGACCATGAATTTGATATGCAAATACCAGATTCACCCGAATATAAAGATATGTTCGTTATACTAAATCTAATGGTCGCAGTTTTTATGCGAAATCAAGGCAAAAAACATATTTTACAAGATGATCTCACTGAGGTATTTGGTAAACTAAAAGTATTAGAACACCATACCGATGAAGGTGATGATCCATTTGATATTAAAACTGAAGAAGAAGAGGACGATGATACTACTTGATTATAACCAAATTGCACTATCAAACATTATAGTACAAAAATTAAACGATGAAAACATGATACGTCATATGATACTAAACAGTATTCGTATGTACAATAAAAAATATAGAGACGAATATGGCCAAATGGTTATATGCGCAGATGGATTCAACACGTGGAGAAAAGAATATTATCCACAATACAAACAACACCGCAAAAAGAATAGAGATGAATCTTCTCAAGATTGGACAGAAATATTTAGAGTCCTCAATCTTGTAAGAGAAGAGATCAAAGAATATTTGCCGTATAAAGTAATGCACCTCGAAGGCTTTGAAGCTGATGATATGATAGGAGCATTAACAATAGAAACACAAGAATTTGGTAAGAATGAACCAATAATGATTATATCATCCGATAAGGATTTTGTACAATTACAAAAATATTCAAACGTGAAGCAATTTTCTCCAATACAGAAGAAAGCTGTTTCAGATCCTAACCCTCGCAGGTTCTTATTTGAACATATATGCAGAGGTGATAAAAGTGATGGTATACCTAATGTGCTCTCAGGTGATAATGTCTTCGTAGATGAAGTAAGACAATCTCCTATGACACAGAAGAAAATCGATTACTGGATTTCAAATGCGGATAAGCTTAAAGATGTAATGACATCAGAAGAACTACGTAATTTTAAAAGAAACCAAACTTTAATAGATCTTAAGTGCATCCCACTTGATAAGGTAGAAACTATTATAGATAACTATACAAACCAAAAACCTGCAATGAAAATGCGAGTTTTAAATTATCTAATCAAAAAAAGATGTACAAATTTGATTGAAAGCGTAGAGGAATTTTACAATGGCTAAAAAGAAAATGATATCAGAGGTACTTGAGCTAGCAGCTAAGTGCAATTCACAAGAGGAACGCTCTGAGTTCCTAAAGGCGAACTATTCAGTTCCCTTAATAACAATTTTAAGAGGTGGATTCGACGAATCCGTTACATGGCTTTTGCCTAAAGGATCTCCTCCATATAAAAAGGATGATGCTCCAAAGGGGTATGAACTATCTAATTTATATAAACAACAAAGAAAATTTGGATATTTCGTTAAAGGCGGCAAAGGTGAAAGACTGCAAGCTGTAAAACGAGAAGCTATGTTCATAACTGTATTAGAGTCATTGCACCCTGATGAAGCTGAACTAGTAATTGCGATGAAAGATAAGAAACTAACCGGTAGATATAAAGGAATAACGCAAAAGTTAATCGAAACTACATTTCCGGGTCTTATCCAAAAGGTGTCAGTACCTAAAGTTGAAAAGAAGGTAGCTGACGAGGTAGAAACAGAACTCTAAGGAGGTGATTTAATCTCATATATGATTGGTATTTTTAAAATCAATTTATTAGGAGGGAAAAGGCCCAAAGAATTACGAGTTATGCCGGTATCTGCAGATACCGGTGTACTTTTTACCGAAAATATGGTATAATATATTATGAACATTTTTATTTTAGATAATGATCCCGTGATAGCTGCGCAGATGCAGTGCGACAAACACGTCGTTAAAATGA